TCGGAGTCGTTGCACTTAATACTGCTGGAGATATAACTATAACTGTACTTTCTACTAGTGGTGCTTATGCAGATTTTGTTGGAATGACAGCAGCAGGAGCCGGATTAGGAAGTTACATTCAAATGAATGATCCTGGTTCAGCCTTTTTATTCGCTCCTATAATTAATATAAACATAACTCCTACTGTAGTGACAGTGACACTCTCACCTGTTAATGCTGCGCCAGCTGATTTCGATATGGGTGGAGGAACTCCTTTAAATTATCTTAATCCTGTAGACATAGATCAAGTTTCTATGGAATGGACTGATGCTACACCTTACGCACCAGGGCCTGCCTCGGTAAGTACTGCAAACATCGTAGCATCTACAGGAACTACTCTTTATACACAGTATACCACAGGCGCTCTTACTACCGGAGACGAATCAAACTTTGGTGTGGCTGGAGACACTACAAGATGTTGGTTAGACTTTAATACTTTTGACAGTGCATTCTTCTATACAGGAAATCCTGTTGATAGTGTACTTGACATTGGAACTATTTCTGATCCTGCTTATTACATACCAAGCGTTAGGGTAACTCCTTACGAGGATGAAGACTTTACTTCTCCTGTAACTACATTTGGTACTGCAAATCAGGTATTTCAATTAGATACAGACTTACCTGGATATACAGGTGCAGGTGGTGATATTCACGATACTTTCTGGACTTCAGGCGGAGTAGCTGCACCATCTCACTGTTTAGTTATTCAGAGCTTGAAAGGTTCAATGAATCAAACATTCGAAATAATAGCTTCTTCTTCTACTGAACCAACACTCTATCCTAACCAGGTATTGCTAGAATCTCCAAATACAGATACTATCGTTGGTAACTATTTGGTACACCAAGAAGGTGATGCTTCTGGGGGTCAACCTTCAAGGTTAACCCGTATAAATGTTGTTAAGGGCGGACAGACTACCGCTGATTATCCGGCTATACCGGTTGGAGTGACTGCATTGTTGATAGAATGTCAAAGTGAAGTTTTAATCAGAAACATTGGAGGAGATGATACTGTGGAATTATACTATCCTATTGATTCTTGGATAGACTATTTTAATATCTTTACCTTAGACGGTTTCACTTTACGAGCCGATTACAGTATTCCTGATGGAACTAATGATCGACAAAATGAAATCTTAAATGATACACTAAGCGGAACCAACTTAGCCGGTGCGTTAACTGATAGAGACATAATCAGTTACCGATACATCGTAGATACTTTTGGAAACGGAATAGAATCTGGTTCTAAATCAATCTACTTCGGTCTGTGTAAAGACAGAAAGAATGCATTGGCAATCTGTAATGCACCTTCAGTCAGAGACTTTAAGGACAGTGTAGATCCAGTGTTTACGGATCTTCAGGGTTCTCTTTCAACTCGATTTATTTCAACGGGCGGAGACTTAAGTTTGAATCCAACGGTTAGGTACTCACTACCTTCTATAACACAGGGTGCAAGCTTCGGCTGCTTCTATTTCCCTTATATGTTAGTTAGGGACTTAGGAAAGAACATAACTGTTATTCCTGCTCCTTACGTATCTAACAACTTTATTGATAAGTATGCTACTGCATTACCTTGGTCAATCGTTGCTGGAGTTCGTCGAGGTGTTGTTGGAGGAGCTGGTGTTGTTGGAATAGAATTTAATCTGGATAAACAAGATAGAGAATATCTTGAACCTTTCGGATTGAATCCAATTGTATTCCAAAGAGGAGCTGGACCAACTATCTTTGCAAATAAAACTGCACAGCAAACTATTAAGTCTGCTCTAAGTTCAATTAACTGTAGAGAGGTTGTAATTTACATCCAAGATGGAATAGAAGCAATACTTAAGAATTATTTGTTCGAATTTAATACTGCTCAAACAAGATTAGAAATTAAAACTTTAGCGGATAACTTCTTATCAACGGTTCAAAATGATGACGGTGTTTATGATTACAGAAACATTATGGATGAGACTAACAATCCACCAGAGGTTATTGATCAGAACATAGGTATCATTGATACTTATATCGAACCCGTTAAAGGCTTGGAAATATTGGTGCAAAGAACCACGATATTAAAGACTGGAGCGATAAGTTCTGGAAATTTCCAATAAGAGCATGAATAAATAAAAAAAACAGAAAAACATGGCATTACCACACTATACACAAGCAAGAGCTAGTACTCAGCTGTATGAACCAATTCAGGCTAACCTATTTGAGGTAACTGTCTTTACTCCCCAGGGAGATGATACTGGACTTATACTGGAACACGTTAGATCCATAGGAGGGCTTAATAACTTAAACCCAACTGTAGATGCCGTTGGTCAGAAGTATAAATTCTCAGATCGTTCTTATGCCGGGATGCCAGGACAGACTTTCGTTGATTTATCAATGAACTTTACCCTTAACTTAAATGAAGCTAATGGAAACTACATTTATACTACATTTAGGAATTGGTACAAATTAATATATGATCCTTTGACTGCTGAAATGACGTTAAAGAGAGATTATGTTGGAAGCATGATAATCGTTCAATACAACCGAGCTGGAGATATTTACAGAAAAGTTACCTGTAAAGACATATTCCCAACTGGTCAACCTGGATGGGCTGACGAATTGAATTATGATTCTGCTGATCCTGTAGAATTAGCGATGACCTTCCGTTGCGATCACTGGGTCGATGAGAACGTTGGAGATTAATTTTATTTAGGAAAATAATTATTTTTAAGGAAATTGGGGCTAGTCCCCAATTTTTTTGTCCAAGTACTAATATATAATATAGAATAAATAATCTAAAATGGTTGTATATAAGATAACTAATACGAAAGATGGGAAAGTTTATGTGGGGTATTCTCACAATGATAACCCTAATAACTTTGGAACTGGAAAATATATCAAAAGAGCGGTTAGAGATTTAGGAGCTGATTCTTTTGAAAGAGAAGTTATTGACTATTTTGATGATAGTGCTTTAGAAGAAGTTCTTCAGAATGTAGAACGATGGATCAAAGCATATCAGTCGGATAATCCTAAGTATGGATATAATGAAAGAGCCGAAGATTGTCTTCCACAAAAAAGGAGACTTACTAAAAAATTACAAGTTCTTATTACACCACAAGATGAAGAAGTGTTAAGTAGCATTTTAATAAGAAAGTCAATGGAGAACGGAACAAAACCCATTTCTATTTCTAAGTATGTGCGCCAGCTTATCAAATTACACATAGTTAAAGAAACTTCAAATGAGCATATAATAGATAGAATTAAAATAGAAAGTTAAACCATGAACGAAGTAGAAAATACACACGAAGATAACATTAAGAAAGAATTTGAGCAAAGCCAAGGAGCAGACACTGATACAGTAGAAGCTTCTGAAGTTCAACGAACCCCTGATGGTAAAATTTCTTCTTTAGGCAAAGTAGACACTCGCAAGGGTAGGGGTGTTACACCTGTAGATGATCCAGAAATTAAAAGAATTCAAGAATTAGTAGGATATATTGAATTTGATTTAGCTCAACTTCCATCAGGAGGTAAATTTTACAGAGATGATTTTCAAATCCACATTCGAGCTGCTAGGGTCGGAGAGATTAGAAATTTTTCTACTATGGATGAGAATCACTTAAAAGATGTAGATGATAAGTTGAATGACATCTTATTAATGTGTACTAAGCTTACTTTTGGAAAATCTGTAGGTTCTTACAAAGATATTTTAGAAGAAGATAGAATTTACTTATTATTGGCTATTCGAGAACTTACATTTAAAGACGGTGAAGCCAAATTAATGTTGAAATCTAAAACTCATGAATGCCCTACACGAGGTTCCGTAGATAAAGTGGAATTAAGGACAGAGAACTTAGATTTTCAATTACCTGAAGAACAAGTGATGAGATACTATGATGAAGAAAATAAGTGTTATGCTATCCAGACAAAATCTTACGGTGAGATTAGAATGGCTCCTCCTACTATCGGAGTTATGAGAGCCGTTACAAATTACATTACTAAGCGTGAAGAAGAAGGTACCAGCTGGGACAAATCTTCTCTACAGGTTATTCCTTATATTATACGGGAATGGAGAGGTTGGACTGATCGTGATATTTTTGCTACTGTTACTGAATTTCAAGGATGGGAGGCATCTAAATATTCTGTTATCTTCCGTTTAGCTGAGAAAATGAAAGTCGGTGTTAAACCTGAACTTAAACATATCTGTCCGGGGTGTGGCACTGAGGTGTCTGCACCCCTTGAGTTTCCCGACGGCATTAAGTCTCTTTTCGTTATTCCAGATATCTCTGGAGAACTTCTTTAAAGTCCGTGTCATTCTCTTGGAAAAGTTACACTTACAGCCAAGCGAGTTAGATTCTCTTCCTTTTTATGAGTATGAATATACTCTTCAGTATTACAATGAACTCCTTCAGGAGAGAAAAGATGGTGAAGACAAAAATCAAAAGGAACAAAGCGATAAATACAATATAAAAGGAATGCAGAATAGCATGTCTAAAGGGCTTCAAACTCCAAAGATGCCATCTTTTTCAATGCCAAAGATGCCTTCCCTATAAAAATTAATTGTTGAATGGCAAGGGTAACTCTCGCAGATTTAGCTGCTCCTCTTAAGAAAATTGAACAGTATACTGAAAAGTCCGAATCTACCTTACAGGTGGTAGAAGAATTAGTGTATGCCGGTCAGACCATCCAAGGTGCAATTCTCAAAGAATTAGAAAAACAAACTAAATTACTTCAATTATCATTAGCAGGCAAGGCCGCAGGTGCAATTAAGAAAAAGAAAGCTCCTAGCATAGGCAAGGCTGCTAAAGGTGCCACTAAAGAGATGGGTGGATTGGCAGAAGGTTTAAAAGCCATAGGTCTTGGAGCCGGCGATCTTGCAGCTGGTATGTTTAAGTTTCTTCTTGTTCCCAAGAAAGCTGTGAATAAGTTTTTAAAGATTACAAACCAAGTATTTGAAGTATTTTCTGATCCAAAGATCGATCCTAAAACGATCAAGCACTCTTCTAAAGCATTCAAAAGAATTGCTGAGTCTATTTGGCTTTTTGCTAAAAGTCTCGCAAAAGCTATGTTAGTTCTTCCTTTAATTCAGTTGGGTATTGATAGTTTTTTGGATATACTGAAAAAGGTCATGGATAAGTTCAAAAAATTTGATAAGGTTGATAAAATAGAGGCTGCAGCAGATGCCCTTATAGTAGTAAGTAAGTCTATATGGGAATTTTCTAAAGCTTTAGCTCTTTCGGCTTTATTACTGATACCCGGTATGTTTGCAATTCCACTACTCTTTGTTTCCATAAAACTTGTGAGCAAGATTTTTATCGGTATGGGTAAAAATACTGCAAAGATTAAGAAGGGTGGTGAGGCTTTAAAAGAAGTTGGTTTAGGCATTAGAAATTTTGCAATTGGATTAGCTTTATTCGCTTTGACCACAATGTTTATTTTAATGTCACCTAAGATAATGATTGGTATGATACTTTCTCTGATATTAATATCAGGTGCAGTATGGCTTATTGGTAAAATGAATAAGAGAAGGGCTGTCACAAAAGGTGCTCGAGCACTTAAGGGAATGGGCGTGGGATTAGCGGCTTTCGGACTCGGCTATATGGTATTTGCATGGGCTGTAGGAAGCCCAAAATGGGAAGACATACTTAAACAAGTAGCAGTTTTAGCTGGCATAAGCTTAGTGATCATTTTATTAGGAAAGCTTAAGACCCAAGTTTTTATGGGAGTTCTAATGTTTTTAGCGATAGGTGCTTCGCTGATCGTCTTTTCAATAGGCTATGCTCCTTTTGCTAAAGCACTAAATGGTGTAGGGTGGAATGAAGTAGGCATACAGTTGGCTGTAATCGGTGGAATTGGATTACTCATGGCAGGTATGGGGGCTTTGGTGGCCCTGTCTATGGGATTAATTCTATTAGGTCCTTTAATGTATGTTGCAATAGGATTCTCACTTATATATCTTGCAGAGGGTCTTATAGCATTTAAAAAGGTAAAGTGGACCGAGGATGAAAGTATGAATTTAGGTATCATTCTTGGAGGATTAAAAGCAGCCTTTATGGGTGGTAAAGAAAATGATGGGTTTTTCTCTAAGATAGGAAGTGTATTAACCGGTGCTTTAGATGCTGGTATTATCATTGAAGCTGCCGTAGGTTATATTGCTATAGGACATGCTTTAACTTCCTTATCCAGAGGATTGATAGATTTTCAAAAGGTAAATTGGACTGAAGATGATACTATTACTTTAACAACTATGTTAGGTGGTATTTCTTCTGCTTTTAGTGCGGCTGGGGGAGAACCCCAGAGCCCAGGTGGTGTTATGGGGTTTGTTTTTGGAAATACTTTTTCTCCTAACAAAGTAGAAAGAGGAATCGATTCTGTCATGGGTGCAGGTGAGGCCTTAATTGATATCGTAAAAGGGTTAAATGCTTATTTAGAACTCATGGATGAATGGGGTAGTGAACCCTTTGCACCGGGCGGTGTCTTGGAAGTAGCGGTAGGAAATACATTAGGTTTCGTTAGTACTGCATTTTCGGCAATAGGTCAAGATGAAGTTTCCGATAGTTGGTTATTTTTCGAGTGGGATGAGAATAATGTACAAAAGGGCATTCAAGCAGTTAGGGGTGCTGGTGATGCTATGACAGATATTGTAAAGGGACTTCAGTCTTATCTTGAGTTACTTGATCAAACTGGAGGAGTAGAAACATTTGAAGAAGGTGGAGATCTAAATAAGGCAGTAGGATTAACTTTAGGTTTTGTGAGTGCTGCATTCTCTGCTATAGGATCACAAGAAACAGAAGACAGTTGGTTATTCTTTAGTTGGGATGAAAATACGGTAGAAAAAGGAATCGATGCCGTTAAGGGAGCCGGTGCACGATTAACCGAAATTGTTAAAGGTCTTCAATCTTTCTTAGAACTTTTAGACCAAACTGGTGGCACTGAAACATTTGAAGAAGGTGGAGATCTAAATAAGGCAGTAAGTTTATCTCTAGGATTTGTAAGTGCTGCATTTTCAGCCATCGGAGCTGATGAAGTTGAGGACAGTTGGTTATTCTTCAGTTGGGATGAAAATCAGGTAGAAAAAGGTGTTGATGCAATTAAAGGTGCTGGTGAAGAATTGATTAATATTGCCAAAGGTCTTAATGTATTTACAGAAACACTTGAATTAGCTGGAGGTATATCATCTTTCGAAGAAGGGGGGAAATTAAATAAAGCCGTAAGTTTATCTTTAGGTTTTGTGAGTGCAGCCTTTTCTGCTATAGGAGCTGATGAAACAACAGATAGTTGGTTATTTTTTAGTTGGGATGAGAACAATGTTGAAAAGGGTATTGACGCTGTTAAAGGTGCGGGAGCTGAGCTTAAAAACATAGCAATAGGTCTTAAAGAATTCCAAGGATTGGTAGAAACTGACTTAGACTTCCAACCTGACGGAAGATTGGCAGAAGCAGTTGGAGAATCTATCACATTCATCGCGAGGGCATTTAAAGCAGTAGGTGAAGAAAATGCAAGTGGTTGGTTTACATTTAGTTGGGAAGAGGATCTGGTACAAAAGGGTATTAAAGCGGTTAAGGGAGCGGGAACGGAATTAAAAGATATAGCACTAGGTCTTAAAGAATTCCAAGGTTTAGTGGAAAGTGATTTAGATTTTGGACAAAGTGGGAGATTGGCAGAAGCAGTTGGAGAATCAGTTACATTCATTGCACGAGCCTTTAAAGCAATAGGTGAAGAAAATGAAGGTGGTTGGTTTACATTTAGTTGGGAAGAGGATCTGGTACAAAAGGGTATTAAAGCTGTAGAAGGAGCAGGAACTGCTCTTTTAGACATAGCCGTCGGACTCAAAGAATTCCAGACGATGGTAGAGAAAGATATCGATTTCTCCCCGGGTGCACCTTTAGCTAATGCCATTAATGGTGCAATGGGAATGATAGGTACTGGTTTTGGTTTTATTGGAGGACAGACGGAAACCAAAGGAGTTGATATGGGTTGGATCTCCTTCACCTGGGAAGAGAATCTAGTTCAGAAAGGTATTGCAAACGTAGAAGGAGCAGGTGTTGCTCTTACGGATATTGCTTCTGGGTTGGTGAGCTACATTGAAATGATAGATGATAAAGTGGACTTCCCAACTCTCTTAGATTTTGTAGAAAAAACTTTAGGAGTTGTTGGAACAGGTTTTGGTTTGATTGGTGGACAGACTGTTGAAAAAGGATGGAAAGGCTTTGGATTTGATTTAAGTTGGGATGAGAGTGCTGTCCAGGCTGGTATTGTAGCTGTTAAAGGAGCAGATAAAGCTTTAACTACTATAGCCATGGGATTAATAACATATGTTGCAATGTTAAAGGATGACATGGATTTTAATCAACTCTTGGATTTTGTTTCGGGGACTCTAGGAATAGTAGGAAGAGGTTTTGCCGATATAGGCGCTCAAAATATGATGACCGGTAAATACGGTATTACATGGGATGA